AGGCCTGCGAGGAAGTGGAAGGTTTTTTGGGGCATTAGTTAGACCGAGATGTAAAGATCGCCAAAACTGTATTTCCATTGCCTTGCGCAGAAGATTGAGACCAACTTGTAAGAGCGCCAACTTGGACGGGACTAGAGGTGTTAGTGATATTGTTCCGTCCGAGTTGACCATTAGCGTTTCGGCCCCAAACCCAGAGTGTTCCATCAGTTTTTACAACAGCGCAGAAGTTGGAGCCCATAGAAGGCTTGCTCCAGTCCGTGAGGGCTCCCACTTGCGCGGGGCTAGATCGGGCGTAAGACCCACTGTTGCCAAGAGCTCCGTTACTAGCCGAGCCCCAAGTCCAAAGCGTTCCGTCAGTTTTTACAGCGGCGGTGGTAGCGCCACTTCCGACGGCTTGTGACCAATTCGTAAGCGCTCCAATCTGAACCGGGCTAGAGCGGCTGATGATGGTGCCGTCGCCGATTTGACCGGTATTGTTATAGCCCCAAGACCACAGGGTTCCGTCAGTCTTTATAGCCTTTGGATTTTCCGCGCTGGCTGAGACAGCAGACCAGTTCGTCAGCGCGCCGACCTGAACAGGGCTCGACTTATTAGAAGAAGGCCCAGAGGAGCTATCCCCAAGCTTGCCGTTGTTTGAGCCACCCCAAGTCCAAAGCGTGCCGTCGGTCTTTACTGCCATGCAGAACTGCGAACCTGCCGAAGCTATCGACCAGTTGGTCAATGCACCAACTTGAACAGGGCTGGAGCGGTCGGCGGTATTGTTTTGTCCAAGATTTCCGCCGTCGTCGTCGCCCCACGTCCAAAGAGTGCCGTTGGATTTAACGGCTGCAACGAAGTTGGTATAACCTGCGGAAACTTGGGCCCAATCCGTTAAGGCTCCAACTTGAACAGGGCTGGAGCGGGGAATAACATCATTCTGACCAAGTTGACCAGAAGTGTTGTTACCCCAAGCCCAAAGTTTTCCGTCAGTTGTAATTGCAGTCGAATGGCTCCCCCCAGCGGAAACTTGATACCAGTTTGTCAGCGTTCCAATCTGAACAGGGCTGGAACGACTAATAACCGTACCATCACCAAGTCTGCCGTTCGCGTTGTATCCCCAAGCGTAAAGCTGCGGCAGCGGCAACCCCGTCCACGTCCCTGCGGCCACGGCCTGCAGTTGCTCCATCAAGCCCCATTTTGCGGAGAAATTCGGCATTTAGGTTACTCCGTAGAGGGCGACGGTGAAAAGCTCACCGGTAGACACTTGGTACCAGTCTGTGAGCGCGCCAACTTGGACAGGGCTAGACTTATCTGCTGCCCCGCTGATTCCGAGTTGCCCAAGGTTGTCAAGTCCCCATGTCCACAATGTACCGTCTGTCTTAACAGCGGCAGAGAAGTTCCCTCCGCCATCAACCTTAGACCAGCTTGTCAGAGCTCCAACCTGAACAGGACTCGAGCGGCTGATGGTGTTATTGGTGCCAAGCCTTCCGCCGCTGTTATTCCCCCAAGCCCACAGGGTTCCGTCGGTCTTGACGGCAAGAGTGTGAACCAAGCCCGTAGAAACCTCCGACCAGTTTGTAAGAGCTCCGACCTGAACTGGGCTGGAACGAGTAATCCTTGTTCCGTCCCCAACTGCACCGTCACTGTTAAAGCCCCACCCCCACAAGGTGCCGTCTGTTTTTATGGCGGAAGTGTTAGAGTAGCCTCCCGCGACTTGTAGCCAGTTTGTCAGCGTGCCAATCTGAACAGGACTAGACTTGTTAGTGCGAGTGTTGTCGCCGATCTGACCTTGGCCGTTTTCCCCCCAAACCCACAGGGTGCCGTCATTTTTGATGGAGGCGGTGTGCTCCCTTCCACAACCAACCTGCGCCCAGCCGGTTAAGCTGCCGATTTGAACGGGACTAGAACGAGCTACGACCGTGTTGTCGCCAACTTGACCTTTGTTGTTAAGTCCGCAAGCCCAAAAAGTTCCATCAGTCTTGATAAATGCCGTATGAGAACCTCCGCCAGCAACTTTAGACCAGTTTGTCAGGGCTCCAACCTGAACCGGGCTGGAACGAAGAACGATGTTGTTTTGCCCGAGCTGGCCGTTGCCGTTTTGACCCCATGTCCACAGCGTTCCGTCGGTCTTTATGGAACCGACGTGAGACTCTCCAGCGCTAACAGAATACCAAGTTGTGAGAGAGCCGGTTTGAACAGGACTCGAATAGTTTGAACCACTATTTAGACCAAGTTGCCCAGAAGAGTTGTTGCCCCAAGCCCACAACTCCGCCCCAGCGTAAACCGCATTCCCAGTATTAAACGCCGAGACGCGCCCCGGACCATAGGTGTTGGCCGCCGCAGCACGCACCTTGAAGGTGCCGCCACCGCCCGTAGACACGCTGATCGGCGACGCCGACCCCGTCGCGCCGACGGATGCCCCGGTGCTCTCGTCGACGGCCGTGACCGTATAGCCCGTGACCGCGCTTCCGCCGGGGTTGGCGGGCGCAGTGAATGCCACGGACATGGTGCCGATGCCGTTCGTGACAGACGTGATGGTCGGGGCGTCGGGGGCCTTCAGAAGGTCAAAGCCGCCGTTGACGTAGCCGCCTTGGGACGTAGTCATGCAGGCCTCCTAGATTCACGAAATGTCTTCGTAGGAGATTAGCACCTTCAGGTCGTTTGCGGAACCCGCCGTCGCACCAATCGACTTGTCTTCCTCAAGATAGAACGAGGTGTTCTTGTCAATGACTACAAGCGAGGAGTCGGCCGGAACCGAGACCGTACTCACGATCTGCGTGGCCGTGCCGCCAAGAGCCGCTGCGCTGTAGTAGTTGATCGTGATATCGGCAGCATTGGTGCCGTCCACGTTCGACACGATCAGCGAGTTGATCTTGAAGACCTTGCCGGAACTTGCAGCGTTGCTCACCACGGAGGTGGCGCTGGTAGATGTCAGGTCGACCACGGCGGACTTGCCGTAGATCGACGTGACGTTGACGATATTTGGGTTTGCCACAGCCTATCTCCTTATCCGAACACGAGGGCCACGGCGATGGCCTTGCCCGTTGAAATCCCGGCGCTGCCGAAACTGATGGTTCCAGAACCGTTAGTCACCAACGCCTGTCCGCTGGTGCCGTCCGAGGAGGGCAACACAAAGGTCGTGGTGAACGGAATCAGGCTTGTTACAGCCGCCCCAGACCCCGCGCCATCTGAGTAGATAATCCCGCTGGCCCCGGATCGGATCGTAACGTTCCCGCCAGACCCCTGCGTAAACACCACGCTCTGGGCCGTGGTGTTTCTAACAAGGTAGGTCTTCTGCGCGTCGTTGGGCGAGATGGTAATGGTGTGCGTACCGCTTGGGGTGCCACCAAGGACCAGTGTGCCAAACTGCCCGTTCGACAGGGCCCCATCCGACGTTGTCAACGTAGAGGACGTTCCACTCAGGCTGAGAGCAAGGGAGCCGTTGGTCGCCCTGTCGATGATTGACATGTTCTCGTTGACGACATCACCCCAGAGACCATCAAGCTCTCCATCGGCGGGGAGCTCAATCCCGAGGTTGCTTGTGTATGTGCTAGGCATTCATCATCCTCACGCGGCGACGGTGGTCCAGACCGTGGGCGGCTCTGGCTCTATGGGTGTCCATGTATTTATAGCATCTGGATCGACTCCCGTCCATGCCGTACCGGGGACGGGCACAATTCGGCCCCAGACAAAGACAATGCCAACCTGCCCCGTGGCAGATACCCCGGTCAACTGCACCGTTGCCCCCGCAAACGGAACAACAGTACCGACGGCTCCAGAGGCCGAAACCCCGGTAACCTCCACAATCACCGGGATAACGACCGAGACGCTTCCGACTGCGCCGGAGGCCGCAACCCCTGTCACGGGAACATCTAGGGCGACGAGGACCGAAACATTTCCGAGAATCGCGCTGGCGGACACCCCTGTGGGCAAAACAGTGTCCGAAATCGAAACCACGACGCTTCCGACAGCACCAGAAGCTGCCACGCCCGTTACTGAGATGACGGAAGAGATAGATACGGTGACAGAGCCTACGGCCCCAGCCGCGGACACTCCGGTGACGAGCACCGGAATAGCCTCGCCCCATGCGCCGGAAGACCAAGCACCACGGCCCCAGCCTGTAAGGGTGGTGTTAGCCATGGCACCTTCCTACTTAGCTGATGCGGATAATGGCGTTGCTGGCGTCCGCAGCGGGAAACTGAATGGTAAACGTACCTGCGGTGGCGATCTTATCACCACCAAAGTCCAGAACCACGACAGACGGGTTCGTATAGGTGTGCGCCGGAGTCGTGTTATAGATCAGCGCGCCTCGGGCCGTAATCGTTGCCGACGTGAAGGAGATGTCATCAAAGTCGGTGAAGGCCGTGGTGCCCGTGGTAGTTGGGCTGATGTTGGTCAGCGTACCCCCACCTGCAGCATAGGTGCCCGAGTCAGGGACCTCGTTCGAGGACGTATACGCCGTGGTGGCCGCACCAAGGTCCGCAGAACTCGTGTAGAGTGCCAGCTTGAAGGTGTCTCCGCCGCTGGAGCGGAAATCGTGAGCACCTTCGAGGAGCTGATCCTTGAACGAAGTGCACATTGCCTGAGTGATTGCCATCGCGGCCTCCTATAGCTTCTGAATGGCCGCAGCCAGTTGTGGGTGCCCAGCCTCTACGAGCGCATTATACACGGTAAGGCGGTCGTTGGTAACTGCCTCTTTCATGTAGGCCGAGACGACCTTGAGGAGTGCCGCACGGTAGGCCAAGGCCTGATCTCTGATCTCCTGCGGAGCTGAGTCCGATACACTGATGAGCTTGTTTACGCAGCGCTGAGCCACTTCCTCGGGTGTCTGACCACGGTTGCTTGTGGTCGTGACCATCACAATAGGGGTCGGTGGAAGATTCATGGAGGCTGCAAGCATCACTGCTTACCTCGGATGATCATACCAGTGCGGTATTCGTCAGTAACCTGACGAGCTTCACCCAGCATCTTGAGGCCGATTATGGATTCTTGGAACCGCTTGTCATAGGTGGCCATCAAGTCGGGATCACCCTTGAGGAAGATGTAGGCTTCGACCATGGCCCCGTAGAACAGCGTTAACTCGGCGTTAATGCTCAGCCATGTGGTTCCACTGTCCGGACCGGCCGTCAGGCTGGCAGGGCGGTAGAAGTAATGCAGCTCCATGACGTAGTTGTCGTCAGGGGTGGGGCTCAGGATGAAGTTCTCGTTGTCGAACTGGGCATAGTACCTCGGCTGCCCTGTTGTGGAGGCGTCCGGAGTGTACTCCTGAGCAAAGCTGACATCCTTGAACTCAACAAAGGTTTTGTCGTTGTTGTCGCCCATGTAGGACAGGGAAAACGGAGCAAGAAAGTCGCTCGGGGACGATAGGTACTGGTTCCCAACCGTGGCGTTGGCCGTGGCGTTCTTGCGAAACAGGCTCAGCTGCACGTTCTTTAGAATCCGCTCCTCCGACATCCGGATGAACAGGGGGAGGTTATTGACGAAGGTGGTCTCTGTGGTCTCGAGATAGTCCTGCAGAGCCTGTTTCAGCTGGCCGTATGTAAAGCTCATGTGATCTCCACTGTGACATAGCCGAGACCGACGACCATCGGGTAGATGATCGCCACCGGCGGGAAAACAGTATTGCCCACAGAGACGTAGACGTGACCTTCCTCCGGATCAGGGCGGGGGTTTTTGAGGGCCTGCGGGTCAGGCGACACCTTGGGCGGATACAGCTGCGGGTGCTTCGGATCATATTCATCCGGGCCCACCAGCGCCCCGGTCCACTCTTTTCGCATTTCGCGCAGGCGATATCGAACGCCAGAGCGATCCGAAATGCCCCAAGCCTTTTTGCCTGTTGCGTACATGCGTTAGCCTCTCAGGTAAGGCCTGCCGGGCTGCAGCTTGAGCGGGACACGGTCAATGTCCTCGTCCGCCGCCCGCTGGAATTCTTCGTCGTAGACCGCCTTCAGCAGCCCCGTGCGCTCCGGAGACCGCTTCATCGAGATGTAGTAAGCAAGGCCAGCGACCATGCAAGGCAGGAAGCGGAACGGGATGTCGTTCGTATTGGTCAGCGAATTGGCGTCCTGCATACGACGAACGTAGTAGTACCGAATCTGGTCCGTCGAGTTCTCGGGAGCCGCCCAGACATACATCGTCGGGGTGATCGTCCGATCAAGGAAGTACTGGCTCGGCCGACCCTGCGTGGTCTTGTTCGGCAGGGTGAAGTACTCCGTCCGGCTGATCCGATCCATCTCGTAGTCCGTCCCGCTGCGACGGACGATGACGTCGAGGATATCGACAACATCGGCGGCCAGCACATAGGACGGATCGCCTGCGGTGACCGTGAACATGCCCTCGGCCACGGTCCACAGGTTGAGACCGCGGTTGGCCCATTCTGCCAGCATCAGGTTCAGAGACCGACGGGCAGTGCGCGCGTCATAGCCCGTGCGGACCTCAAGCCCGCAGCGCTCATACGCTTCCTCGATGATCTCCGCGACGTCCAGATTGAAGTCGCGCGTCCCTGATGTGGTCATGGGTTATTTCGCGCCCTTTTTAGCGCCCTTCTTGGCACCCGAGGGCTTCATGCCCATAGCCATAGCCTTGCGCGGGCTGATCATGTCAGCCGAGCAGCCCTTACCGCCCTTCTTGCCGTAATTCATCACTTCTTCCCCTTCGCTGTTTTGGCGGACTCGCGGAAAGCCTTCGCGGTAGGTGCGCCCTTGGTTCCCGGTTTCCGCATCTTCTCGTCAGAGCCTGCGGCGATGCGCTTCCGCTTGGCGTTGATGTTAGCATACAAGCCGGTCTTTGCCATCCTCTTCCCTCCGGGTTCGGAAATCTGTTGCGTCATGCTTCCACGGTTCATATCAGCAGTTCCACGCGCGAAGCGATTTGTTGATCCGACTGTTCGGATCGTTGCGGGTCTTCTCGCTCGTCAGTTTTTTCTTCATGCCAGACATTCGGGCACAGAAGGACGCGCGACGGCCCTTGTCCTCCTTGGTCTTCGGGTTCGGAGCCGGGGGCTTCAGGTTCATGCCTTGGGCCTTAGCCGAAGCTCGGCCCTTGGCGTTGAGGCCACCCTTGGGGTCCTTCCCCTCTTTGCGGGTCCATGCGGGGCTCTTAGCCATTTGACACCAGAAGCAGGATGAAGAGAGATGATGCCTCGTTGTTGTTTGAGCTGCCCTGTGCGGTAGCTTCCAGAGTGGTCTTCTCCGGGATTCGGATCGGGTACTCAAACGCGTAGTCGGCCGTGCCGTTATTGACCGTCGTGATTGCCGCGGTGCGGCGGATGCCGTCTTGTGCAACGGTCAGCAGACGCCCCGCAACCTGCGCCGAGCCGCCCGGCTGTCCTGCAGAGAACAGGCCTTGCGCCACATAGGCGGTGAACCCCGCCGGGACCGTGTAGCTCCCGGTGATGCGCTGGTTGTAGTCAAACTTGATGAGGTCATAGACCGTGGCCGGGACGCCAGCTGTGACTGTTCCATCCCCGAAGTAGATGTCGCCCTCGGCGGAGAGGCTTGTCCCTGCCGTCGCAACGTATGCTTGGTTGATGTGCAGGAACGACTGGACCGTCAGGACAGCCGTCTGACCACTCAGGGTGACGATCTCCTCGATCTCGTTGTGGTTGGCATCAAGCCCAGCCACATAGACCGTGCGGGCCCCGGTGCCGTTGGCTGTGTCGTTGGCACTCGAGGAGCTGACCTTCATCTGCAACGCCGCCGCCGGAAGAGGGATGACCCCCGTGTAGGGCCAAACAGTGACGCGGGCGGTGTCCACATCGGGGTTGTACCCGAAGATTGTCACACTCCGGTGCGCGGTGATCTGCCCACGAGCGACCTGAAGTTCAAACGGCTCGGTCGCTCCGAACCGAGAGATGGAGGAGAATTCCCGAGCCATTTGTACCCCTTAGGACCAGAAGAACGTAGCGGCAGAAATGTTGGTTGCTGCCGACACGTGCATGTCAGACTGAAACAGGATGCCTTCCTCCGGAATGTAGACGTTGTGCGTGGTGCTTGCCACGAGGTCTACGTCCAAAAGAGTGCTGCCGCCGTTTCCGTCGGTGATGGTTAGGCGACCTGCGCCAACCGCAGTAGTCGTAGCAACAATCAGGCGAAGGCGGGAGCGCCCAACAGTGAGCGCTCCTGTCCCCGTGACCCGCTTTGACTTAGTATCAGAACCGGCCATCAGGGCCTCCTATTAGGCGTCATAGCCGAAGATTTCGATCAGCAGTCGGCCTGCGGTGTAAGCCGCGTTCGAAGTGCCCTGACCAACGAGGTAGAGGTACTGGTTGGCAGCGATGTCGGTGCCAAAGACGGCCGACCCCAAAGCCAAAGTGCCAGAGTTGATGATCTGGGTTTCGGTCAAGGTCGAGATTGCGACGTCTTCAACGCCCGTTCCTTCGGTGGCCGAGTACAGGTCGATGTCGGTGTCGCCGCCAGCCGGGAGCTCATAGCAGGTCATACGAACGCCGAAGACCGTGCCGTTATCGGCAGTCGTGACCCGAGCAATGTAAGCCACGCCCGCACCGTTAGTACCAATGATGTCGCCAGCGGTGCCGCCAGACTGCAGACCCGTCAGGTCGATCATGATCGAGGTGGTCACGATGCCGTTGTTGCGGGCAACGGAGGTCTCGTAGACGGTGCCCGTACCACCGGTGATGCCAGCGCCTGCAGGGTTTGCGATGCCGAAGCCGAACGAACCGGTGAGGGTTTCAGCGCCAGTGGTGGGGTTGACGGAGATGGTCTGGAAGCCGTTTTGCGAACGGACGGGACCGCTGAACGTGGTATTGGCCATGGCCTTTTCCTCTTGCACAAGGTTTCGCCGCACAGTCTGTGCAAAGTCAGGAAGGGCGTCCTGTCTGCGCGGCTGATGTTACCCTTTGCGGCAGTCTACACGGGCCAGAGTAAAAAAGAAAGGCCCACCGAAGTGGACCTTTCACTGCATTCCCGAAGGAGGTGCAGGGGATTAAGCGCCGGTCGTACCGAACACGCAACGCGGGTCCGAGAAGCCAAACGAGTAGCGTTCACGGGCCTTGTAGCGCATGTTGCCGGTGTCGAAGTCGCCCTCCATGCCAGTCGAGAGCGGGGTGCGCTCGAAGTGGATGAAGCCGCGCGGTGCGTCTGTCTTGATGAAGAAGGCGTCCGGGTCGGTCAAGAAGTCGTTGACTGCATAACCTTCCGGCAGCATGCCCATCGAGCGGATGGCGTTCACGTCGTTGTCGGCGGTGCCGACGCGGAGGTTCGACACCATCAGGCGTTCTGCAACGAACTGCAGCTGACGAGGAATCATCAGCTTCGTGCCGCGCAGAGCGACCTTCAGGCCACGTTCGTCAACGAAACCAGCGATGCTGATCAGAGCGTCCTCGAGCGAGGTTTCGTTCAGGTCAGCGTCGGTCGTCGGCTTGTTGGCGAAGGTCGAGCCGTTCACCAGCGGGTGGTTGGTGGCGCAGAGAGCCACACCGTCACCACCGGCCGAAGCACCGCCGGTGAAGGCGTTGTTCAGGATGGCAGCGGCTTTCACCTGCTTGGTGTGAGCCATCGAACGGGCGAGGGCACGGGTGTAACGGCTGCCGAGGCGGTCGTACAGGTTGTCCTCGATGGCTTCCTCGGT